TGCCGGATTAGGGCTTTTTGCCGCATATCTTCAACAGCATCAGCCAACGCATCCGCCTTCAATTCATCACAATTAAATGGTGTGAACATTACAGCATCGTGATCAGCTATGTAGCAGATCGATGGTGTCACGTTCAGCGTGTAATTATAAATGGCGGCTTGTGCAACGTGCGCTTTTTCCGGTGCTTTTGGCAGGGTCGCTTTGGCCCAACCTTGTGTGCCATCTTTAAGCAATTTGGTTTTTCGCGGTGCTTTGGTTTTAATTTCGCAAAACATCGTTTCTGGCACCAGCATATCAACAAAGCCGATTAACGGCACATTGACGCCATCCAACCAAGTTTCAATGCGTTCTTCATCGATCGAACCGACAAAGCCATATTCGGTTAATATTTGTATGCCATTGCCGATCATATCCGGTATGCAATCGCGGTATTTTTCGCGCTTGGCCTGATCCTGATTAGCATCGTGAAAATCAAACGCAATCTGCGCCGCTTTCACTTGATCACTTACATCACAACCGTGACATATGATAGACTGCAAGCCATTATGAACGGCTGTGCCGACTGCGGCGTTTTCACCGACAGTTATGTTTTTACGATCATCACGCAGATACAGATATGCGTAAATCCAATATGCAGGCGTGCGATTAAGCTGGCTGACAGATAAGTGTGTCAAGTCAGCGTCACGCCATTCTTTTCCGATTTCCCGTTTCATTCCGCTACCATATTCCACGGTTTCACATTTTGCAACATTTAATTTTATGCTTTACAGATTTATCGCGTTTCGGCAATGATGGGCAAAATTAACCAAACGGGGGCAGTGATGTCTGGATTGAAAAGCCGCAACAAGGGCAAGGGCTATGAATATGAAATTGCTAAAGAATTGCATTATCAGCTTGGTCTTACTTTTCAACGCGAACTGGAACAAACACGCGAAAAGAACCTTGGCGATCTATATACTGATGATTGCGATTTTCCTTTTGTCATAGAATGCAAGCGCAGAAAAACCGGCGTAGATCCGAAATGGTGGGATCAAGTTTGCATTGCGGCTGAACAAGCTGGTAAAATGCCAGCATTGTTTTACCGGCTGGATCGACAACAAACGCGGGTGCGGTTGCCAGTACAGGCAATGACATATCTGGCTTTTTTCATAATGTCCGGCGATCTGGCTGAAAAGCACGACTGGCGATATGCCTGCGAAATGGACATTGACACGTTCTGTTATGTGGCGCGGGAGATGTTAGCAAATGGATGATGGTTATCAGACAATCGGTGATCGCACTTATACTATGCTTTCGACCGAAAGCTGGATCGATATAAAAGATCTGACGGTGCAGTTGTTCAAAGGCAAGACCGGCATCGAAGTGCGAGTGTATCCAAGGCACATCGAAGATGGCATTGAACCGCTTGGCGTCATCCGCGCTGATTACTGCAAAAACAAGCGCAACCGGCATAATGTCATACCGTTCAACCCAAATAATCTGTCATATGATCCAAATGGGGGGCGAAATGGAAACAACTGAAAATTTGAAGCTGGAATTGGTCACGATGGCGATGGTGGCCGAAAAGTGGAAGGTTACGCCGGTCAAGTTGCCACAATACTGTCAGCTTGATTTTGCGCTTTTGCGTGATGGCAAGATTGCCGCATTTGCTGAGATAAAATGCCGCACGTTCAATATGAACCGCTACAAAACGTCACTGATCCATCTGCACAAAATGATCTATGCGCGGCAAGTGGCGTTTGAAACCGGCATACCTACGTTTTTGATCGTGCGCTGGATGGACAAGGTAGGCTGTTGCAGTTTTAAGGTGGATTTTGAAACGACCATTGGCGGCAGGCGTGATCGTGGTATTGAGCGTGATTATGGGTTGATGGCTGAAGTGCCGATTGATGAATTTCAGGTTTTAGAGGTGTTAAATGAACCGTTCTAAAGCACTAGAAAATGTGCAGGCGATATTGAAACAGCGCGGCGAAAGTTATGGCGATCTGCGGAAAAACTGGACGCAGACCAGTCAGATGATGTCGATGATAGCTGGCAAAGACATAACGCCGGAGCAGTTTGGCGCGATGATGATTGCAATGAAACTGTCGCGGCTGGCAAACAGCGACTGCAAGCACGTTGACAGTCTGTTGGACATCATCGGATATGCGGCACTGACATTAGAGGTGATTGGCGATGAATAATTTTATTTTGCCAGATGGAAACGTGCAGATCAGTTTCAGCGGCGGTAGAACGTCAGCCTATATGCTAAATCGTATCATCGAAGCCAATAATGGTTTGCCGGATCGCGCTGTCGTTACATTTGCGAACACAGGCCGCGAAATGCAACAAACGCTAGATTTTGTTAATGAATGCAGTGAAAGATGGGGGGTGCCGATTGCGTGGTTAGAATATGATCGGCCAAATGGCAAAGCAGGGTACCGGCTGACAGATTACGAAAATGCAAGTTTTTATGGCGAACCGTTTGAATTGATGATCAGACAAAAAAAATATTTGCCTAATATTGCGGCGCGTTTTTGCACAACAGAACTGAAGATTTTGCCAATGAAGCGATATTTGACAAAACAGCTTGGCTGGAAAAGGTGGGTTGCGGCAGTTGGAATACGCGCAGATGAAGCGCATAGAGAAAAAAGCGAAAGCAAGGATCGTTGGTTGTATTGGTTTCCAATGATACAAGCTGGCATTACAAAATCCGATGTAGCTGAGTTTTGGCAAAAGCAAGCATTTGATTTGCAACTGCCGAATGTCAAAGGTGCATCACCTTATGGCAACTGTGATTTTTGCTTTTTGAAAAGCGAAAGCATATTGGCGGCTATGGCGCGTGAACATCCAGATCGGGCAAATTGGTGGATAAGGCAAGAAAAGATGATAGATAGCACATTTAGAAAAGGCAGAAATTTGGCTGAATTTGTGGATTTTGTGCAACGCCAACAGGATTGGGTGTTTGATGAACAGGGTTATTTTTGCCAAGCCAGTCACGGGGAATGTGTCATATGAGCATTGAAGCACTAAAAATAGCATTTACAACGCCAATGGATGACCCGCTAGAAAAGCTGGTTTTTATTGCGCTGGCGAACTGTAGCAATCCCGATAGTGGTATTGCGTGGCCATCGGCAGGGTATTTGTCGCGCTTTACGGGTGCAAGCGAAGCGACAGTGCGCCGGAAAATCAAAAAGCTGGTGGATGATGGGTTGGTCACAGTGACCCACCGTACCGGTAAATCGTCACAGTATACCCTAGTCAGTCTGACTACCCACCCCTGTCACAGTGACAACCATAAACTAAAAGAAACTAAAATTAATAAAAATAGAAAAACCAAAGTTTGTGATTGGACGCCATCAGATGAAGATCTGGCATATGCCGCCAGTAAAGGCCTAAATGGTGGCGAAATACTGCAACGCATCAGAATGTGGGATCAGCAAAACGGCAATAAAGCCGCTTATGTGGACGTACAGGCGTTCTGGCGCAACTGGTGTATGCGTGAAGCGGAAAAGGCACCAAAGCGCGTCACGGGGCATTCTAGGCCGATTAATGGGCAATCGACAGAATGGACACCGCCACAGCGCAAGATGGTCAGCTTGGAACAGTGGCAGTCAATGGGTGACGGTTTACGCACCTATTACAAGCAATACAGACCGGATGTGATTGCCGAATTAAAAAAAGTTGGCGCTGATGTGTAAAAAAGTGTGGACAGGTGGGAATGTATCGTGGTACGGCTTGTAATTATCACAGCAAAACGGGAGTTTGCAAAATGCAGTACAAAGAAAATCAAAAAGTTTTTTTAGCTTCAACAGGCGATTGTGGCACTTTGTCAGCCGCGATTATTACAAAAATATCTGATGATAATATGTCGGTTGTTAAAAGCCACAAATGCTGGATGACTGGCGAATTGTCTACTTCGCGTTTTACGGCATCTGTTGAACACTGGCAAAAAAATCAAATTGGCGTTTATGGCGGTTTGCCGGTTTTATATTGGGGCCATAGAAACACAGATATCGAGCCGGAAAAATATGTGATCTTGTCTAACTTTTATCAATTAGATGAAGCTAGAGGCGAGGTGTCAGCATAATGCGCTGGCTAGTTGTAACAGCAATCGTGTTATCGGGGTGCGCCAGTCGCGCCCCAATAGCCGATTTGCGTGTGTCCGAAGATAAAGCACAGCTTTATCAACGTGACGTTACTGAGTGCCGCGCCTTGGTCGATATGGCGGCAAGGTGGTATGATAGCCCCTATGTGCGCGGTGTAATGCGGGATGATTGTTTAGAGGCACGCGGTCACAGCGTGATACGGTTCAAGTTATGAGATTATGGCAAGAGATATTTGGGCTGGTGTTTTTGCTGGCCGTGGCGTCACTGATGTTTGACGTGTGGGGTAAGGAATACACCATATGGGCGTGGATGTCCGGTAATTGGGGGGTAGTGCAGTGATTGACTACCCAAAAGGCTTTGTGCCGTCATATGTAATGGATTACTATATTCCTTGTGACAACTGTTTCGGCCAAGGCCGGTATGAAATCGAAACAGGCCAGCGCGTGATATGTGAAATCTGTAATGGGCAAGGCGATGTTAAATGCGACCCGCCAGATGATGAAGATTAACAACAACAGAGGGAGCAAAGGCCGGTCATTGACCGGCTTTTGTTTTGCGGATATGGTTTGCAGATGTCGTATGTGTTATTCTTTGAAGATATCGTGCAGTGTGCGCATCCTGAATGTAGGAGCGAGACATATGGCTATGTCGAGGAAAACAGCGGCACGATCAACTGCACAGAATGCGATGGCATCATATTTGATGCGCGTGACACGTCTGGCACTGTGGTTATATTAGAACTGGAAGAAGAAACGACACACTGATGGCGATACAGTTATTAGCGGCACCATTGGCATTTGTAGGGCGGTTAGTTGTCGGCGGGGCAGTACGCGGTGCGGCTGGTCGCGCTATGGCTGGTGGCATTGATCGTGGTGCGATTGCTAAAGCAACGGCAGGGTCGATGTCGATCAACGTCACAAGCAATCTGCCTGCGTTTGCAAAAGCCATCGATGCGTTTGGCAAGA